TCAATCATCCTAGGACCAGTTACAACGTTATTGTTATGTTTTTCTACTTGTTTAATAAATTTAGACATAAAATACTCAGCTTCTTTAAATTGTCCTGTATCTTCTAAGTATTGTGACTTTACATATAAAACTATTGCTTTAGATAAATAATTAGGTACATCAATAATAGAAGATTCGTCTATTAATCCTGCTGTATTTGCATAAGAGTATAATAACTCTAATCCAGATTCAACAGAAGATAATGGAGATTTCCATTGACCTCTATTTGAACCTGGTCCAAAATCTTTGCTATTTAAATCGTTATCTAAAGATGTATCTTTTTCTACAATAGCTATTTTATTTCCTTCGATATAATATCCATATTCTTTAGTTCCTAAGCTAGTCCAAGTTCCTCCAGCTGCTTCACATGTTGATTGACTACTATATCCTGATAAACTACATCCCATAATTATTCTCCATCCGCATCTTTTATTAAAGGTTTATATATTAATCTTGGTATTGACCTATATTCATCTTTACTGTTTAAATGATTTTTACATCTAATATCTTTTAATTGTTGAACATCGCTAGGTATAGTATAAAATCTTTTATTTTGATTCAAGTCTATTCTAGTTCTTTTTAAGTGAGTTTCACTAATTGTATTAATTTCTTCTAAAGCATCTTTAATATATGCAATAACTTTTCCAGTCTCTGTTGTACCAATTCTTTCCATCAATTCTTTAACTTTCATTATTAGCTCCTTCTTGTTGAGGTGGAGATATTAACCCAAATGCTGCTTGATAAGATTGCTTTAAAGAAGCAATATTGACTGATATAGCTTGTACCAAATCAGGATCTTCTTCATCTATTGTGTATTCTGCCATTTTTGCTTCTAAAGCTTTAATTGCAGCGTATATAGGTATTAAATAAGTAAATTCTGTAGGAAAATTAGATATTGAACTAGATGTGTAATCTAAAGATTGGTCATAAGCAATTTGAGTTACATTAAAAGAATTACCGCCAGAAGAAGGAGAGGGTACACAATATATTTTTTGGTCTAATATGTAGTAAGCAGGATTATATTTAGACCTTAGTTTTAAACTATCACTATTTTCTGCTTCATATCTATCTTGAGGAGATATTGCAGTACAAGACCTTAATATAGTAGAACTATCATGCTGTCTCATAACTGATAGTATTTTACCTGTAACTGTTATTCCACCACTGTCAGTTGTACTAGTAGAACAAAACTTTGGAATTTCAGCAGGAGATACTTGTGATATTCTATTAACTACTTCCACTACACCATCTTTTAAAAATTGAGTAACTTCTGATTGATTAGGATTAGTTCCTGAACTATTAATTGTTAATCCTGTTAATCCTTCTACCTGTTCTTCAAACGTTGCCATTTATTCCTTCCTCTCTAAGGGTATGACTACCCGTGAATGAGATCGTTATTGTTAAATTCAGGAACTGCGACTACAGGGAGGGGAAGCTCTCCGCAGTCACAGCCCCCAAATGTTTTACTTGCTATTAATCACTATGCGTTACTTGATGGTCTATTACCCTCAAATGAGATGTAGTCTATAGTTAAATCAGTATTTACAGGTGCGCCATCTTCTCCATCAATTCCAATAAAAGGAATTAATAAAGAATTAGTAGCAACAGCTGAAGAAACTGTTTTTTCTAAAGTTCCATCTACATAAAAGCGAGCTGTACCATCAGCATCGATTTCTATTCTTAGCGTGTTATATGTATCTGCTGCTAGTGTTGTATCACTTAGACTCATTGAAATTGTACCAGCATTTTCAGTTACATGATTCCATTTAGTGCTATTAGTAGCTTCAGTGCCCCATACAAAACATGCAGCATTTGTATTGCTTAGACCAGCGTCTGAAACAGTATCTGCTACTATTTTATATGGTGAGTGTTCATTGCTTTCTGCAAGAACATCTGAAAGTCCAACATTTACAACTGCTCCTGTTAAACCATCTAATGACACTCTAGCCTCCATAACACAACCACCAAGACTAACAAGAGCGCCTTTTGCTAATAAAATTAGACTTAAAACACTCCCATCATTAGCACCGCCACTATCACCAGACCCCATAACAACTGTTCCTTCTGGAGCAGTTACTGTAGCTGCCGCTGTTGCATCACCATCTGAGCCAGCGAAAACTATCCAGTTGTCTGTTGTATCGATTGCAGCCGCTAAAAAGTCATCAAATACTTTGAATTTAACAGTTCTATCTACAATAGATCCATTATCCAGAGCATTTAATTCAGCTAAAGACACACCAGTAGCAGATAATTCTTCTACCTTTTGTGCCTCAGCATCAGTTACCTGACTATTAGGATTATTAGCTATCCAGTATTTTCCAGCCATAATCTACCTCCTTAAATTCGTTCAAATTGAACGGTTAAGACAGCTGCACCAGCAGTACAACCACCATTAGAAGTAATGCTAACAGATTCACCAGCAGCTACTGTTGCATCTGCATCTACAGCTACATCTAATACGCCACCAGTGTTAATTGCTTGCACAGGAATAGTAACAACATCAATTACGTTACCAGCTCCATCATCTATAGTAAGAAGACTAACTGAATCAGTAGTCGCTACAGATAAATTATAGGTTATACCTACTACTTTAGCAGCAAAAGGAGCTATAGCATGCGCTACGTTTGCTCCTGATATTACTAAAGCAGGTTGAGTTGAACTAGCCGCATTAGCTTGTACATATACTGAACCCATTGCTTTATCCGCTTTATTTTGTCCATACATTGGATTTGCCATTATCTACCTCCTTATGACCAAATAGCATGCGATTCGGGCATTTCCCATTGCATACCAGCTTCAGTCAGAATCATGTCTACTCTTCTGTCGACCCCAGAGTTTTCAAGTGTTTGCACACCAACATAGACGGATGTATCTCTATTTAAACCATTACCAGCTAATGGACGATAAGCACAGTTTTTCATGTTAATTCCTAAGATTTTAACAGAAGTGCCATCTAAGTGAATGTTTCTTACAACATTCATATCACCATATACAGTTGAAATAGTTGTAGTATCTAAGCCAAGAACTTTTTTCCTACCAGTTACAGCTAAGTCACCTCTAAAATTAGAAGATATTTCTAAGTTATTAGAAAAATATCCACCTAATTTATGCAACCAATTGTATACTGCTGTAGAACAGAAGAATACAGTTGCTTTACTATCATTGTATCTAGGATCCATAAGGTTAGAAAGGTCTTGTAAGAAGTCATCAGCAGTTTTAGAAGAAATATCTAAACTAAACACATTACCAAATGAAGAGATAAAATCTACAGCACCTTGTGTATAGTTAATGCCACCATTACTTGCTTGAGAACCAAATAATAAAGATTGCTCAATATCATATTTATGCTCAATTAGTTTTTCTCTCCATACTCTAGCCCATTCGTTGCCTTCATACTTAAGAACCGTAGCTCTTGCAGTATTAGTCATAGCACATGATGTTTTCCAGATTTGTGTTTGACCTTGTCCAGTAGCGTAAGGCTGATCTTTCCAAGTTTCTGGATAACCAGAACCTTCTTCAAAAGCAGTTCCTACAACATATGTTCTTTTACCTTCAAGTCCATCACCACCAGTTTCACCAGCAATTGAATCAGAAAATACTGCAGATTCTACTTCATCACCAGACCATCCTGCTAAGTAAGCACTTGCAGCTGCACAGTCTTTAATTAAAGAACAATTTAGCTGAACACATTCTCTACCATCTTTAGTTAATGTATCTACAACACTATCAACTTTCATAATTAAGTAATCAGTAGCACTACCACCGCCATCAGTTGATGACATTGGAACTTTAATTACTTGACCTGCAAAGTAAAATGTTGGTCTAGTTCCAGAAGCACCTACTGCAATAGCTCCTGTTGATTGACCGAACACATTACTTCTGTTACCAGCAGATAAATAGTCTGTAGCCATAAATAGCTTAAAACTATCTCCTATTGCTAAAGAACCAGGTGCACCACCATCATTATTAGCAACTAAGTCAGAATCACCAGGTGAACCACCTAAGTTTTCTACACCTGCATTATCTATCCATCCTGTTACATATCCATAACGTTTATGCCACGAAGGTCTCTTCTCAGTAAATTTAAAACTTGGATCATCAGTAGCTTTTTTAGATACTTTACTTACGAAACGAAAGAAAGGATCTTGAGCTATTGAAAGCTCTGAAACTCTATCACCAAAATTAAATTTTCTACGAAGATCACCAGTATCTAGCTGATCACCAGCTCTGACACCAGAGGTTTGACCACTAGTAGCAGCAACGTCACCGTATGTCTCTACGTTAAATATATCAGACATTTTGACCATCTCCTTTTAACCATCACTCAGCTGCACAACATGTGCCTTTGGTCAGGTTTATTTAATTTGCGCTCGGCAGATGATCTATAAAAAATTATCTAACCGAACAAGTTATCTACATCACCATCAAGTCCTAACATTCCATCAAATAATGCATCATCTGGATTTTTCTTGTTAGTACCTTGATTGTTTGAATCACTGGCCGTTGTAGGTATAGTTCTGACATTTTTCATTTGGTTAAGCATATCTTTTTTAGTGTTGTTTGCAACATTAGCAGCAGCTTTGTCTTTATTTAAAAGATAATGAATATCATCAAGTCCTAACTTTCTAGTTTGAGCTTGTTTCTTAAACTGCCCAAATTCTTCTTGAGTCATTCCATGTTTTTTTATAAACTCAGCTTCTTGCTTTTTTTGTACAAACTTTTGCTGCATTTGATTAGCATTTTGTTTTTCTCTAGTTAATACTTGATTAACTCTAGATTGCACAACACCATCAATATGAGCGTTCATCACTTTAGCTGAATCAGAATCTGGATTGTCTATAGCTTCTTGTTGATCGTATACAAAATCCTCATCTAACCCTAGTGATTCTTTAACACCTTTATTAGGTTTACCACCATTTTCTAAATATCCACGAACATGATCTACTAGACCACTATCACGCTTCATTGCGTTTAGTACAGGAACAAAAGGTTTTAATCCTTTCAATTCATTTGCCATTTCAATAGCAGAACGACTTGAATCTTTATACCTTTTTTCCCAATCTACATTATTTGGAGCCGACTGTGATTCTTGATGGGTTACTTGTTCAGTGCCATCTTCACTACGGGTTACCTCTGTAGTTTGTTGAGTTTCTTCCCCTTCTGAAACCATACCATTTACTGATTGGTCCAGATTGTCAAAGAAATTATCTGAGGAGTCAAATACTGAGCTTTCAGCAGATTGCTGATTTTCAGGCATTGAGTTACCTTGTTTATCTTCTGACATTGCTTCTCCTTTTTTATTTATATTCAAAAAAACTTTGAAATATTTAAATGTAATCTACTCTTTTTCTTTTGAGCTTTGCAAGTTATTTATTAAAATATCTGCTTTTGCATCCATTTTAGCTTTTGTTGACTCTGCTTTATTCGATAGAGCGGATTGTAAATTCTTTTGTTTTGCTTCAGTATCAAGGTATTCTTTTTGCATTCCAGTTTTAACTTCTTCTTTCTTTTTATTGATTTCCATCTCTGCTTGCATAACTTTTCCTTTAATACCAGCTTGAACTAATTGTCTTTGTAATGTTTCGATAGTACCAGCAGAATCTTTTAGTTGTTCTTCCATAGAAGCCATCTGGCCTTGCATTTGAGAATACTGACTCTTTCTTTTAGCAATATTTTCTTTATTCCTAATATCAGTCTCAGCAAGTACTGCTATATCGTCTACAACACCCATTTGCATTAATTCTTTTAATTCAGCTAAATATGCCCATCTATTTACTGGTAATGTTGCTCCAGCAATAATTCTTACATCAAATTTAGATGCTCCATAGTCTTTAACTTTATCAATCACTTTACCATAATCATTATAAATAGGAATATTAATTCTTGTTTCTTTTTCCATATAGTCACCACCTGCGTTAGGTTGAACTATTCTAAAAAGAAACAAGAATTAATATTCCTAT